CCCAACAATAGCACTTGCATCATCTTTGATTTTTACGTTGTAATTTCCAAAATCTAAATATAAACCATCCCTTGCAACTAATTGCCCTAGTTTAATTCCTGTTTCAGTCAATCTAAAAATAGCTGTAGCATCGTAAATTTGCGAAGTAGTTGATAAAGTTGTATAAGCATTTGCAGTTGCGAACGTGTCGGTTATTCCGACATCTTCCTGGTCACTTGCCGTCCACCACATTTCACCACCAGCCAAAGTGATAATTTCATCGTATCTTTTGAATCCGTACAATTCACGCGCTACATTTTTAGTTGCTCCTGCATTTCCTGGAGGGTAGTAAATGAAATAATCCTGTGCGGTTGCCGTATTGTTTACTTGAAAAAATTCAGTTGCTCCTGTTGACGTATTCCAAACACAAACGCTTGCATCTGGTGAAATGTTTTCTAATCTTAATACGGTTGACGTTCCTGCGCTTGTTTGATAAACTCCTGTAATTAAAGCAGTACCTGTTAAAGTAATTGTATTTGCCTTTAAGGTAGTAAAGTTTCCAGAACCCTCTGAAATTGTAACTCCTGTTGCTACATTAATAGTCCAGCCTACATAATCAGAAGTTGAGTTTGCAGTTAAGCAATTATCAGCTTGAAATAAGTTAGCTGTTTGGTTTAAGGCATATTGGTAAGCATCATAAATTTGTTGGTAAGTTAAGTTACCTGTAATTGTCATTACTTTTGTAGCAAAGTTGAAAGCAATACCTGTAATAGCTTGTGCTGTTGCAATTACTTTACTTGAAGTTGGTAAACTTGCGTGTACATAAGTAGGTGCTACTGCTCCATTTCCTGCTAAATTAACCGTTGAATATTGTTTATCATAACCGTAACGACTTGAACCAACTGAATGCGTTTCTGCTCCTGGCGTTTGACCTGTGCAAAAGTAAAGGAAACCTGTTGTTAATCCTCCTGTATTAGCATAATCCCAAGCATAAACAAACTCGCTTGTTGCTACTCCCGAAGCGGTTAAAATATTTTGTTGCGTTAAATCAAAAGTAATATCTGATGTACCACCTTTTGCTCTAATACCAGCTACATTGCTTCCAACAGGTTGATAGTACATATAACCATCTGATAATAGATTACCAACCGAATCTTGCTGTCTAATTGTAATTTGTTTAGAGAGTTCAATAACATTTCTATTTGATGGTGCAATTTGTTGCCACGAAAAGTTAGAACCTACTAAATTATTTTTTAAACGAACCCAAGCACCTCCATAAAGGTTAATTTTTGAACCAACGTAATAAGCAGCTTGTACATAGGTTGTATCGTAATCTTCAATAATAATTCTTGAAGCAACCGCTACACTTGCAAGGTTAATTTCAGGACCATCTGTTGCAATAGGCGTATATCCTTTTAATGAAGTTTGAGGCACGCCAAAATTTAACCAAACACCTACATAAGTTTTTTTAGCTGTAAAGTTGATTGAAGGAGTTAAGTTATTTAAACGTAAACGAGCTTGACTTGTACCGCTTCCGCTTGCGTTTAAAATCCAACAAGTTTCTCCTTCTGTTGTAATTGTACTAAATTGACCTGAATTAGTAGAAAGCCAATCTGCACCATATCTAATACAAGCGTCTTTTAAAGTAAGTTTTGCTGGATATGTAGCAGTTCCTTGAAGTTGCATAATTAAAGCACCATTATTACCTAACCAATCTAAACCAGCATAAGGGAAAGGACCGTTATTTGCACTTGCTCTCCTACCATTAATAATTAATTCTGCACTTGCAGAACCAGTTGAAAGTACTTTTAAACCACTTGTTGTAGTGTTATTTCTTAATTGACCTGTTGTTGAATCAACCGTTAAAACTCCGTTAATAGTTAAATCAACACCTCTACTATCAAATATTCTTAATTGGTCGCCTCTATTAGTTACATCAAAACCCGTTATAGCACCTAAAGAAGTACCCATTGTGTCCGCCCCTGTTTGCACTACTTCTTTTTGACCTGTATACGCTTGCCCTGTAAAAGTACCAAAGGCTGTATCGGTTGTTAATGAAGTGGTTGAAGCAATAGCCACAATAGTTTTAGTAACACCGCCAACGGTAATTGTACCACCTACTCTTGCAGTTCCCGCAAAAACGCCAAAGTTAGTACCTACTCCTGTTACTGTTGTAGTTCCTGCACAAGATACAGTTCCTGCTCCTGCTACTGCTGTTGAATATGCAAACGCCATTTCTTAATCTCTTTTAATTATTGATACTATAAACGCCAACGCGCTTAATATTGCTTTTTTAATTCCTCCGTAGCCCATTATACGTATGTTAAAGATGCTCTATTGTTCCACACTTGGTTAAACGCTTCGCTTCCGTTTGCGTATTCGCTCATTAATACATTACCTACCTTAGTATATCGTATAATTAACCAGTTAGCATCTGAATTTACTTTACCGATTAAAGCCTTACCTACGTAAAATAAAGTATCAGAAACCTCATCTAAACGCACGGTTAAACGTTTATCTTCCGTATCTGTATTTAAAGCAGTTAAAACATCGTCTAACTGCGCTATAATAGTTACTTGATTATCTGAAGTAGCAGCACCAGACGCACCACCACCTGCCATAGTAACTGGTAGCGGATTCGATTCGCTTACTAAATCTTGATTATTTCTTAATGATACCTGCGCTGCTGACATTTTCTATCTTTTTTAAATATAACTTCAACTTCTTGATGTTGTCCTCTTTTATCTTATAATTTTTCATATGTACCAACCTATAAATATACTATCTGAATCGTGTGGCATATCTCCATTTGAGTTTTGGTTATACTCTGGAAACAAGCTATTGTAATTTCTTATGTATGCGTTAAATCTTTCTGTGTAATGCTCCGCTATACTGCGTTCTTTTTGGACTAAAAAATCAACCTCGTTTTTATCTACCGATTCGCTGTTTTCGCTTCCGTGTTTATACACTCCTTTGTTCGCTATTGTGTAAGCTGCAAAAGGTAAGTACTCTACCATAGCCCAATGAATAAGCATAGGCTTAACATACGTTTCTAAAAGGCTTAAATAGTTACCACTTAAAGTATTTGAAACAATGTTAGATTTTAACCTGTCTAAAAGTTTAGTGCCTAAATAATTCTGTATATGTATGTCTTGTGCTATCTTAATGAATTGCACAAATTTATCTGTATCTATATTGCCATTAGCAGCAGTATATTTTACTAAATCTGTTCTTGTAATTAATAGTGCTTCTGCCATTATCTTGCGTCTTGTGGTAAGTTTTTATTAGCAGGATGAAATCCTTTATTTGGTAAGTTGTTAGGTTGTATGCTAACTTGGTAAGGATTAGTTACTTTAAATCCTCGTTTGCTTGCTATATCTGTGCCTATCTTTCTTGCGTTTGGATTAGTTACGTCAATTCCTGCACCCTCAATACTTGCGAATGTAAGGCGTTTAAATGAATGGTGGCATCTTGGTCCTCCTTTGAATAGAAACACGTTATAAGGCTCGTTATTGTGTCCAAAACCTTTATTTACTGAATTACTATTTACGTTTTCTAAATCCTCTTTACGATAAATCTTATTAGCACTCATCATAGTTTTGCAAAATGCTCTCTCTGGATTCGGATTACCTGTATACTGGTATCTTACTTTCCATTGAATATCGTTTACTACTTTGTCTTGTGAACTCTTAGCATTAGGAATAGCTTTAACTGCACTTGCTAATTTTTGAAATAAGTTTTGTTTAGGCTTCCAATTTTTCAACTGCTCATCTAATTCATCCTCTAAATCGTAGTCAACATCTCTTTCATCTACTAATACCCAACCTTCTAAATCTAAATCCTCGCCTAAAGATATTAAACCGTCTGTATCTAATTCAACTTCTGCGCTCAATTCCGTTCCTGTTTCTTCAGCAACTTGTTCCTTATTCATTGTATTCTCTAAGTCCGTAAACTCTAAAGGTTGTAATGTTTTAAAGTATAATTTTAAACTAATTCCGTTAAACGCTAAAATCTTTTCAATTGCACTTAACATTTCGTCTTGCATTGGTCGAATAACCATATTATCAAACAATACAACTGAATTTTTTAACTCGTCTGCATTAGAACTAAAACCTGTACTTGTTGCAATACCGAAAATTAAAGGCGAAGTAACCGTATGCCCTAACATAATTTTACGCATACACTCCTCACTCAAAAATTGGTATTGGTCTGCTGCATCGTTTAAAGGAATATCGTCAACCGTTGTTTTGCTTTCCGCATTATCGTTAAATGCTACAATAACTTTTTGACCTCGTGAACCTGTTAACTTGCCTAATACTCTGCGTGATATTTCGTCTTGTTGCTCTGGAGTTGGTATTCCGTTGTTAAAGTTAACTACCTTTGTGCCTGAGAATCCGTTTTGTACTTCGTTAATTAAATAGTTAGAAATTTCTTCTTCTAACATTGCATAAGGCAACGCACCGTGATAATCTACGTGCGAGTAATATTTCATTCCAACCGAATATGGTTGTATAAATAGAATTTCAATCTTATCTTTTGAACTACCAAACGCAGAGAATCGTTTAGGTTCGTATTTTTTAGTGTCCTCCCAATTATCAGAATAGTAATAACCCTCAATTTCTCCGTTTTCGTTGCATTTTTCCGCACGAATTAAGTTAACTGGTATATGAAAAGCCTTTAAAATCTTATCGTGTTTCTCGTTATAGTGAACCTGAATAGCAGACTGCCCTAACATCTTTCTGTCTATAAACAATTTACGTAAACATTCATCGCTTAACAACGCTTTCATTTGTGCGTATTCGTTAGGCTTTCTGTTCGCATCTAAC